AAACCTTTTTCGCTGAGGTTTGCTTTTTCTTTAACGAGATAAAGCGCTGACGCAAAAGATCCGAGTTTACTTCCACCTCCTGGGAGTTTGGCAGTGAGCCTTTTGATGTTAGCCACAAGGCGAACGAAAGGAGTATAAGCAGACTTTTTGTCATCCGTGTCAAGTTTCACGTTCCTATCTCTTTTTCCATTTTCATCTATAATACCTTCTTTATATGCGTCCCAACTCTTCCAATCCATAACCATCATTCTTATGAATCGAAATGCATATACTGTATCAGCTACACCTTTTAATATACCCATTAAACTTTCCTTAGTATGTCAACAACATATGGATCCATAGTAATGCCAGTGAATTGATCATTTCTAATATAGTTTAAAAATATTAAAAATGGTTTTACTATAGGCCAATGTTTGTCTTCAAGTTTAAGCTCCAATATATCAAGAGCTGCATCAATACCGAACATATTAAAAATAACTATAAAGTGATTTAGTAATAATCTTTCAGCCAGTTCATCTGTTTCAATATAACGATTGAGTAATCGCTTTATATACTTAAATCTCTTTAAGTCTTCATAAAACTCATCTATATCAGCGAACTTAGGATTCTTATAATGCTTAGCTGCATACAAGAATAAGTTCTTTTCAGTTAGTTCTTTAAAAATCATTACAAAATTATATATTCAATTTTAAAGAGCTTCTTTTAATTCTTCTATTAGTGCCGCTTTACTTTTCCTTCTATCAAGTTCAATACCGTGTTCTCTACCAAGAGCTTCAAGCTGAGCCTTTGTCATTGCTTCATAGTCCCATGATAGATTATCTTCTGTCATCAATTCGACTTTAGCTTCTTCGAAATTTGTCGGAGCTTCTTTCAACATTACTGGCTCTTCTGGCTGCCAGCCTAAGTATTCGTCGATTGCCGCTTCCGATATTTTTCTAGAAACTAAGAGTTCTCCTGTTCTAGGATGTCTCCAACCTTGTGGTGTTGGTACCGCATCCTTTTGAAAATTTGGAGGTGATATGGCCATTTTTATTTCCTTACATTTTATGAATATTTAAATCATCTTTTTCATAGCTACTGTCATAATGCTTCTTTATGAATTTATGCATATGATCAGTGTCTTTATGTCCAAGGTGTATAACTGGGTTGCCTCCACCAGGACCTTTCATAGTATGAATTTTAGCTTTCATTCCAGCTGCTTTAGCTTTTTTAACCATGGAGTGTGCGTTCTTTTCACTATCCACATCAAATTCATGTGTAAATTCATACACTACAGAAATAGCTTTAAGTAAACTATCAGATACTTTACTACCTGATACTCCGTAATTTTCCATTGTTTGCACTTTTGCAGATGGATCTTTAACAGGTGTTGCACTTGGTTTAATTGCTAGATCACCAACATTTTTGTCGGTTGATCTCATCTTCTTACCGGGTGCACTTTTCTTAATATTATCTGCAGTATCTTTCGCAGCTTTCATTCCGTCAGCTTCAACACTCTTTGGAGTCTTAAGCATGTCCATTGCACCTTTAGAAGACTTTTGTTTTTCATCATACTCTTCAGGTTTAGTAGCGCCTTTGTAATGAGCGGCTCTATCACCTTCGTATAATGACATTAATTTTTCTCTAAAAGTCATTGTGCTCTCTTTCTTTACTGATTCTTTTTTCTCTTTTTTCTTAACTCTTTCACCTGTTGAATAATGATAATCATCAGCCTCTTTCTGATCTGCAATTTTATTCGCAGTATCTTTTTTCATAGTGACTGGATGAGTCTTTCCACCAAAGCTGAAATTCTTCTTTCCTTTTTTAGCCGCATCTGCTGCAGCACCATGGAAGGCAGTTCTTTCATTTGCTGGAATATCTTCAGGTATATGATACTTGAAACTTTCTTCCATTTCTATCTCCTTTACATCCATACGTGAGTTACGTAGGTTCCTATTGCTGCGGCAACAGCCACATATACAACTTTATTTATAATGCTAACAGTCCTTGCGTTTTCATCACAAGTTTTCTGTATCTCATCTAGTTTAACAGAGAGTTTATTCATACGATCTCTCATATTATCGTGGTCGTCTTGTAATGCTATTATCTTCTCCTCTGCTCTTGCTAAAGATATCATAGCATCTGCTAACTTATCTATTTTAGACTCTATCCTGTCGAGTCTTGTTTCATTTGTTTCTGTAGCCACTACCTTTTTCCTTGTCCTCTATATCGTTTTAAACTTCTTCTTTTATGTTTATTCATAGTGGAAGTAGTTGGCTTACGACCAATAGATGTACCATGTTTTATTGTTTCATGTTCTAAAACAGTTTTAAAAGCTTTTGCCATTACTCACTTTTCCAAATAGTCCACACACCATAAGCAATTGCTAAACCTGCTGCAATCTTCGCTAATGGCGATAAAAATAATATCATAAGACCAAGAGCAATACAAACTACTCCGTCCATACTTGTTCTCTCTTTAGTTCTTTCTTTTATCCAGTTTTTAATCATTAGTTGTCTACCTTTGCTCCTGCTCTCCATTGGAAACACGACCAATAGCGAGCTTTGTGTTTTGGACCTGGGTTATCACAGTTGTGTCTTGCACGAAATGATTTTCTTCGTGCTGGATTATCTCTTTTAATACTCATGTTTGGATCACCAAATCTTACGACTACAACTTTACCGCTTGGACCTTTAACATATACTTTAAATTTTTTATTAGGATTTTCAGAAGTTCGTATAGGATCATTCAACTTTACAGTCTTACCTTGATATTCTGCTTCAGTGATTTCTAAATTGTCATATAGATCATTGTTTTCACAAAAGTTATCGATCTCTTCTTCTCTATATTTTTTAAATTTATCCAAACTCATGACCTGCAATCCTTTTCATTTGTTTATTAAACTCAGCTTGCCCGGGCTTTGTCTTATATAATTTTTTAGTAAGACTACTATCTTTCTTACCTTTAATACGATACTTAAAACCTTTTTCTTTATGTTCAGGATCTGTGGTCTTTACAAGTCTTCTCTTATATTGAGCTCCATAAGACTCTGGTCCTTTTGGTGCATCTGTACCTTCATTCTGACCTGGCGTTTGTTTCTTCATTAATCTTACAGATTCAGGTGTACCATAATCATATTTGTATTCAGCAACTTCTCTACCTTGTGCTTTTTGTCTAAAAGCTTTTTTCTTCTTAGCGTCTGTGGTTCTTTCTACATCTTGAATAAATGAAGGTTGCTTTACAATCTTTCTTAATTTTTGTAATAAAGCTCCAGGCGTTTTATCATCCATATACATATCAGGCAATCCTGCAATTGATACTTTATAACTACCTTCTTTTCGTAATGCTCTTTTTATAAGCTGTTTTCTAGTATCATCAGCCTTTGCTACAGTAGTTAATATCTTTGCTTTTCTATCAATCTCTTTTGCGCGTTTACCTGTTGTTCTAAACATATCCGGCATCATTTTTTTACTTGGTCCTCTTAAGCCACGAGCTAATTTCGCTTTAGTTTTTAACTTCATAGACAATTCGTTCTTTGGCTCGTTTCTATCAAGTTCTGGTTTTGTACCATTACGATTTATCTGACCAAATAATTTTAATGAACTACCTGCAAGCTTAGCTTCTTGTGGACCACGTTTAGCATCAAGATAAGCAGCAATCGCCATGTCTCTTTTCTTCTTATCGCTCTTACCTTTAAACTGAGGAGCCTTCGATTTCTTAAAGTCTTTGATGTAAGAACCGATTCCGTCTTTTGGATCTAATGGCATTAGTACCTCTACTTTGCGTTCATTGCTTTTGTCATTTGAGTGATGACTCGTTTCATATCAGTTTTTGGAATTTGAATATGCTTACCCCTACCTCTTCCATAATTGATTTGAAAGGTTGGTCCTTTTTTACCAGCGAACCTATCAATCTGAAAACCGGTTATGTCATCAGTATACATATTGGTAGCTTCTTCTATTGGCATTTCATCAGGCCATGTAGCTTCTTCTGAAGGTTGTGAATTTTCACGTACCTGTTCTATTGCTTTTCTTAAACTCATTTCATGCTCCCTACTTTTTTCTTAGACATAAATTTTGTATCAGCTGGTGCAATCATACCTTTCATGCCAGAACCGGGATCATCCTTGCCGTGATAGCCTTGAGCAAACCCAGGTTTCAGTTTCTTAACTTTTCCACCTTTAGCTTTAAATGCTGCAATAGCCGCGTCATGAGTTCTCTTTTCTGCATCAGACATTGCTTCTTTTTTCATAAGTCTGTTTGTAGCTCTGTCCATACCGCGTACACGCATTGCAGCTTTTCTTTCAGGACTTTTCATATAGTCTTGATCAGGCCCGCCTAAACGGCTTATTGCATCTTTATTACCTTGTTGTTGACCTTTGTGATACATATCTCTTGCAGCCTTACCCATATAACTTTTTGCAAGATTCTTAGATATCTCTTTGACTTGTGTATTGTCTTTAATATCTTTAGTTAAAGATTTAACTTGACCTGAATGAACTTTTACTGCGCCTTTAAGACCTTTAATAACCTTCATAACTGTGGCTGTGTCTTTTTTATCAAGTGCTTCATTTTGTTTTCTAAGAACTGCTGCAACTTGAGGATGCTTATGAATATCTTTGGAAAGTCTATTCATAGCTTTAACTGCACCTGTCATATTACCTTTTGCATACCTAGGATCTGATGCAATACCGATTGCTTGTTTAATATGCTTAGGATCATGAGCTTCACCAAATGATTCTTTTTTCTTTTTACCTTTACCACTAAGATCTGAATCAGCACCATAATAAGTGCCTTTACCTTTTCCTATATAAGAGTTGACTCTTGCCATTGCCCACTGCTGAGGTGTAGTTCCTGGCCTGTGGCCTGTTCTCCAAGCAGCCATTCCTCTATTGTATACCTTTTTAAGTGTTCCATAAGATATACCAGACTTAGCCGATTTCTTTTTTAAGCCTTCATTTTCGAGTAACTCCTCGAAAGCTTTTTCATAAGTTGAAAATTTAAGCATCTGCTTTACTCCTGTTTTTAATTTTTCTTACTTTGGCTCGATCTAACATTCTGGCATGTTTCATCTTATCGACCATTTTTTCTCTTTCAATTTTTTTCTTTGCGACCTCTACTGCATCTTCACCGTACATTCTTCTATACTTTAAAGTATGCTTACTTAGTTTTGTTTTAGCGCCTGCATCACCTGGTGCTTTCTTATAAGCTGCTGGATTATCATCATCATATTTTGAATACTTTTTAAAATGTGCAAGTCTTTTCTTCTTAGTTGATTTTGCTACTCCTTTATAGTAAGGTGCAGGTTGTGTACCCGGTGCTTTCTTAACATCTGGATCTTGCCTAACTTTTTTAGGTGCTTCTTTTTTCTTTTCTAATAGTTCTATATCTGACAACCATTTTCGATATAGCTTTCCACCAGATTCTACGATAACATAATTAGTTCCAAGACTGGTAACACTAGCGAGCTCGTCACTGCCCATGACAGTAACATGATCACCAATATTAAACAAATTTCCTTTAACATATGCCTCTCTTTTCTCAGAGACAGGCTCGAAATGTAACTTATTATAATATTCTTTTTGTTCTTTAAGTCCCATACCTTTTCTTACTTCATTATATACTTTCTTTGCGTCTGCATTTGATACATTCCGTGGCAGCCCCTGTGAGAATTGTGTGAAGTCTCCTTCACCTGCTAGTGATCTCATCTTAGATGCTGACATTCCACTAATATCGTCTGCATCGGGGTCTCTGTCTCCGGCTGAAATTACGTTGATTTTATTGAAGTTATATAGACCGTGTCTACCTTTAACTCCATTATATTTTTTTAATAAGGTGTTGAACTCATTTATTCTATCTGATCCAACTACCATTGTTATATTTTTAAATCCGTCATTATACATTTCAGTGACCGCGTCAAAAACATTTTTAACTTTCTTATCAAGCATAACACTTCTTGCATGCTTAGGAAAAAACTTACGAACTGTTTTAACTTTATATTTAAAATCCAATGGATTTTTCTTTTTATCTGTTGATTGCGATAAGTAAACTCTATAAGGATTCTTACCAGATTTTTTTGACAACTCATTCATTAATTTTTCATGACCAGTTGTAGGAGGATTCATACGACCAAAAGTAAAGAATGCGGTCTTCTCTTCCTCTATCAAATAATGTTTAAATGAATTTATCATTAACCTTTCTTTCTTTGTAATTCTTTCTTACGTACATCTTTAAATAACTTCCTAGCCATTCTTTTAATTCTTGATTGCAATGCTGGCTTAGCAAGTCTTTTTTCAATCTCTTGCTTTCTTGCAAAAGTTAAGTCTTTCTTAGGAATACCTCTAGTTAGTTTTTTAGCAAGATCATTTCTTGCTTGTCTCATTGCTCTTTTTTCAATAGTCTTTTTGTTAGCCATCTTTTTCATGGCACGTTTTCTACCAATAGCAATACGTGACTTCATTCTTTTCATAAGTCGAGAACGCTTCATTCTTTGTTGTAAGTTTAAAGCTTCATCCACATCTACTTCTTCTTTTTTAGCTTTCATATCCATATCAGCTTTAGCAGCCATTTTCTTTTTTTCTGCATCATCTGTTTTCTTTTGATTCTTTTTTTGACTAGCTGCTGCTTGAAATCTCATTCTCATCATTTGATCTAAATCCATAGCTTCATTCTTCTTTTTAAAAGGTTTAAATCTACTAGGATTAGATTGTTTCTTTGGACCATACCTGTTAGTAACTGTATGGGGTTTACCGTTGATGTGAACTACAGCTTCACCTTCTTTATCTACATTGCCGTCCCATGTTCCTGCAGCGTGTGCTTTACGAGCTGCTTTAACTTTTGGATGATTGTCTATTGATTCTTTTTTAATAACTTCTTTGTCTGTCTTTACCATTCTAACACCGACTTTCCCGTCAGGTTTCATATATTTTTCTGGCTTCCTATCAGCACTTTGTACAGAAGAATTCATAGCTTTCTTATAATCAGAACTGTAAGGTGCGCTATGTATTTTCATTCTCATGAATTTACTGGTGCCTTTTTTACCTTTGACAGGTTCTTTTAAATTAGGAAGTTTCTTGTCTGTTTTCATAGAAAGTTCAGAAAACGATTTTAGTGGGGCCATTAGTTCCTCCCTGGTTTATCCCATCCTTTTATAATTTCTGGTGAAAAGTTTGCGTATGAGAATTCCATACGGTCCACAATTTTCACTGCATCACCACCAAGTTTATCAATAGCGACATACCCTTCTTGACCAGTTACCTTATACCCATCACGAGTCTTAAGAAAAGTCTGAGCGCTATTTAACTTATTTAGTATATTTATAATTTTTAGTTTTGCTAGAACTATAGATTTTTGTAATTCAAACATCATTTGCAAACTAATTTTGTTTTGAGATGAAAAAAATTTCAATAGATCATCTAATTTTTTCTGTTGAGCAGTCTTACCTTTTTCGCTCTTTCTTTTATCTATCTCTTTTTGAAACTTCTGTTGTATGTACCTGATCAGCTTTTCAACGTGGGCTTTGGTGTTACCAATGACTTGGCCTTTTCGTACAAAAGTATTATTAAATGTTTCAATAGTTTGAGCAAGGTCTTGATTAGCTTCGATAGTACGTAAGGTAGAACCAGAAATTTTATTAAATATCCTGCCAGCATTACTAAGATGTGCATTCACTTCCTCCGTATCTTTTTTAGTCATAGTAAATTGTGTCATATCTCTCAACATTGCATCTTGTGACCAAACATTTTTAGTATCACGAAACTTACTTGTATTCACGCCGTATGATGCTTTCATAGTTTCAAATGAATTTCCTGTATATGTAGTATGCCAAACTATACCAATCTTTGCAGCTCTTACTTTCTTTGCAGCTTCAGTTCCTGCAGGTATTGCATACACAATTGTGTTAGGGTGAAATGTTACGTAAGGTTTACCTTTAATTTTTTTTGTTTTAACATCGCTTGAATCAAATAAAAAGTCACCTTGTACAACTCCTTTGATGCCAAGCTCTGGTAAATACTTTAATGCAGCTTTTAATTTTGTACTAAGATCGCCGCTAGTATCAGCATCAACGTCAGCATCAGTCTTGTATACTTTTGGAGTGGCGTTGAATATTCCTTTTTTAGCAACAAAAAATTTACCATCACGAGGATCGTTACCGCAAAAAACAGCTGGAGCTCCATCCCATTTGACACTGACATTTCCATCCTTAACTCCTGCTACCATATCTCTTAATGAACGTAAAGCGAGTATTGCTTGTCTTGTACCATCGACTCCACCATAAAGAACTTTATCCTCAATGTGAGTCATATGAGTATTCTTTTGTTCAGTTATAAATTCTTTAAAATTAAACATTATTCATATACCTTTGCATATATTGATGATATGTCAAGTTTAGAACCAGCATAATTCACCATGTCTGTTACAACTAAATCCGCTTTACCGTTTCTCATATTATCAACTAAATGAAACAACACATGTATTGAAGCAATTTTACTATGAACTTCATTTGCAAGCTTTTCTGTTAAGCCTTTCATGAATTCTTCTTTAGTAACTGTTGGATGTATTTTCTTAACCATGTTGTATATTGGTAGAGCATTACGGGATTTTTCACCGAGTTTATTTAATTCCATTGCCATCTTTTTAAGCTCAGCGTTTGAAGGAAGTGTTTTACCAATTCTTCTTTTAATTGAATCAGTTATCTGTGTATATCCACCACCACCGCCTCTTGCGGTTTTTAATTCTAATTCAAATGTTAAAGCGGCAAACTGTGATTTATTACGGATTGCGGCTTTACCGCCATCAAACTCGATATTAGCTGCTTTACCTCGCCAGAATTCAGAACCTTTTCTAGCAAAGGTTGCCATCAATCGTCCACCTTTAAACTTATGAACATCAAGACTTTCATCTTTGTTTTCTATAGAAACCTTTATGCCTTTTTTAGTTTGAACTTTCTTTAATGATATACCTACTAATTTTCTTGATTCAAATAATTTAACGAGTGCTTGATTGAGTTCTTGAATAGAACCTTTAGGTAGTTTATTAGCTATTGACTTATCCGTGGTTGCCCATATATCTCCTGGGTTCCACTTATCATTACTAAGTTTACTCATTTGTGAATTCTTAAGTGCAACATCTTTAGCTTTATAAATGTCATTCATAACTTTATCATCACGGTGGAATGACATATTTTTATTAATTAAATTTTTCTTTAGTAATTCTTGTGCTGTCCAATAACCCGACCAATGCCACGATGGATCTAAATCCATGACTTGTTGAAAGGTTGCTCCTTTTACAAATGTTGCGTTATACGCTTTTTCTAAATCTGAAGGTTGTATAGATTCAAATGTAGCTCTAGGATTATTAACCATAAATTCGCA